CGTAAGCATTCAATATTGTTTGAACTAACCCTCGCTATTACCCCCGCGAGTGGTTGTGTTAAGGACTAACCATAATCCACCATGTAAATCTGATCGATTGTAGGATGACAAACTACACTTCCAACATCAGCGTTGGCGATCAATTCACAAATGTATTCAAGCTCGTCCTCGCGGCAGTGGTACCGCTCACACAGTGTTGCATTCGGGACTCGGACTGAAGACGTCCCGGTAGTCTTATAGCTCACAGCCGCGCGATACGCGTCACCTGTAAACCTAATGTCGTGTTCAATGACTTTATTTGCGAATGCATCACTCATCAAGTGTTGACCCCAACCCACGCGTCCGCGTATAACATCAGAGTTAAACGCCCTTGCGCGGGCGCGGATGGGGCCGCGACCTGGTAAATCTCCTTTAAACAATCCAAATCCGCGCAACCACACACCTAACCCCATAACTGGGTAAACCGTACTGCCGTGAACGTACGGAAAATGTTTAAGAAACTGTAAATCGGCTGGTGTGGTACATACTTGGGTTTTAAGGAGGTACCCAACATCTTCACCCGCTAAAACATATGCTTGCATAAATTCTTCGCGTGTTACAACGCTGGGGTTAGGAACTCGACGTTCCAATGCGAATGATATCAATAAGTTTGCGAAATTGTTAACAGTAGTGGTGAGGACACTACCGGAGTATAAACGGGTTGTCGTGAACTCATATTTAACCTTCTCCTTCCTGTTGCGTTGGTTCACCATTCTTAATGGTAATTTTAGGAAATCAAAAGCTAAACTAAGTCCATACGTGTGTTCGTTGTCCAGGCCGCCTGTGCGAGTCAAAATGTCGCGTAATAGCTCGAACAGTGGTGTTCGATGACTGCCGTCACACGACTTAATATCACCATTAAACTGGACGACCCCGTCACTACACACGGCAGCAACGCAAGAGTCATCAGAATGGTAATAAAACTCAATACGGCCTGGCTCGGGAAACACTAGCCGCTGAAAAGCCTCAGTGAGACTCTCGGTATCAGCGGACTTAACGTATACAGCCCTAAGCCGGTTATGTTCGAACGGGACAGACCAGGCCATTTTAATAGCCTCCAACGCGTGAGCCGTATATTGTGTACGGTACACGTTCAAGTCTGCGGTCCCCCTCTTTTTACCAGCCTCTAACCTCTCATATTTCTTCAACTTGTAATCAACATGCCCGTCATCGTCAAGAAACACTCCGTTGTGAAACCAATCCTCATTGGCTTTCATACGCAGCTTCTTCTTAGGGTGCGCTGTGTTTAACCATCGTGCATACGAGTCCTCCGCGTGTTCGCGGACAATGTGCTCTTCAAAATGAGCCTTGAACCGATGCAACTGGTTGCGATACACACGCCTAATAGTCCATTGATTTTGTGACAATCGTTGACTCTTAATGGCGCCACCCTCCTCAGGGCAACGTTGCGATATCATTCGCGCCACGGCGGCGCGGTACTCATTTGTTCCGGATCCAGAGTGGCCAGCTCCGGGCAAGATAAATGTAGGACCAAAGAGAGTGAGTGTCTCTCTATGATAATCCTCAATAGTGACATTAAATTTGGGAGTATAGTCATCATTCATCAAACCATTTCTAATGTACATTGGGGCTAATCTTCGCAAAAACCTTCGAGTTAGCAAGGTTTCATCCGGCAGGGCAGGTTTAAAAACGAATTCTGGCAAAATCCGCAAGATGTCAGTGTCAAAGCAACCCTCCAAACCTTGACACTGTTGTCGGAGTCACCCCAAGGTTGCACTGGCCAGTGACGTGGATTTCACCGGCAAGTGCCTCCTTAAGGCTTCACGACTGGTGTACACACGTGCGGATATGTACACCATGGTGTTGCACAACACGCGATCATCGGGCGCACCACAATCTTCGTACAACGCG